CGAATACTATGTGAATATAGCCAATAGTACAATAGAAATTAATAAAAATTTATGCGCCTATATCGCCGGCCACGTGGTGGCGCAATATGGTGCCGGCCGGTAATGATTTAGCAAACGAGCGCAATTGTGCGGAATCATCCGCCGCCGCGGTAGCATTCGATAGTTAAAACGTAATCACTAGAGTTCGGTAGCGCGCCTAGGGTTACGTTATTAGACTCGATTAGATCGCCATGGCCACAGTCTCGCGCGTACTGAATAGCTACGCGGAACGCATCTCGCGCATGATCTAGCGAATAATCGCGATCATAATACCGGCGGCGCTGGCCAGACATGACGACAGAATAGCGCACGCCTAAGGTATCGGTCGCGCTCTTATAGAATACCGCGATCGCGGATAACGGATGATGATAAACCGGCTCGCAGTTATCTAGTGGCGTAACGATCTCACCATCTGGAACCGCGCGGTAGTAGCGCTTTTGCGCGCATGATACTGGCGGGCATACCGCAAACAGTTTGTCGAACTCATCCAGTACTGAAAAAAATTGTATATCTGACATGATCTAGATTCCTTAAAAATGCCGCGCCAATCGCGGGATTACATGGATTGTATCAGCATATTATGTGAAAAGTAAATAGGCACAAAAAAGACCGCACTAGGCGGCCTTGATTGCGAGCCGTTAACACTAGGCCGCTAAGGCGATCCGTTGCCAATCGGCGCGCGGTAGATCCAGCACGCGGCCACCTAATTTCTGCCAATCGTCTACGCTATCGGCATCCACAGAATGCGCCGCCGCGGTGACCGCGTTAACCATTGTCGCGCGCGATACTGGATTGCCGGCGTAACCGGATTGGCCGATCGTTGCTAGTAAACCATCTAGCACGCGGCTAGTGTCAGCTTTGGTTAACTTTAAAACCGATCCAAGCGCTTCAGTAGCAGATTGCGCGGAACCGGTGACAATATCGCCGGCCGCCGCGCGCATTTTATTTAGCACGTTATCCAATCCCTCGCGCGAACCGTACGCAGAAACAAGATCGCGAACCTTAAGACTAAGCGCATTATTATCGGCGTCCTTTGCTTCATCCGTTAACAGACCCCACGTATCCGATTCAGCACGCGCGCTAGTGATATGCGAACTACGGTGACGGTTTTCAGTTTGCATTCCGTTTAAGCACGCCAGCGTCCATATCATCTGATAAACGCTAATCGAACCATGACCTACCTCACTATTCGATAACCCTATGCCTAGTGCCATCGCATCACCTACGGCCGCACCATCGCCAGTGTATTGAGTAGACTTTAATCGGAGGTATAAACGGCGATCGGTAACCGTTCCATTAACCACTTGCCAGCCAGCGCTAGAATCCATTAATTGCGGCAATGCCGCGTTCAATAAATGCGCGTTATCGAACGTTTTAAACTTATCAGAAACAAACGCGCGCGCGACTCCATTCCTTTCATCATCCATAAAGCTTCGAATCATCCGCGTGCTAGGTTCGCGCTGCCATATAGCGTTAACTAATCCTTCGAACTCATTACTGTAATTGTCGCGCAATCGGCGCGCGGTTCGAACGTCTATTCCGGCCTTAGCAGATATTTGATCGAAGGCGACATCGTTAACGCGCAATTCGCGGGTAGGTTCGCCGCCATTGGCCTCTAAAATAATGCTAGACGTTTTATGCTCGCCGCCGGTGTCGCGCGTTTTAAACTGTAACGCATCGGTAGGCGCTAGATAATCCGCGCTTCGCGAAGCTTGTTCGCGAACGGTTTCGAGTAATTGAGTTAAAGTGTTTGAACTGTTTTCAATTTGCATGATCTTGATTCCTATAGATAATTGATAAAATTTAAGCAAATAGGCAAATGCCTATATGCGAATACTATGTGAATATAGCCAATAGTACAATAGAAATTAATAAAAATTTATGCGCCTATATCGCCGGCCACGTGGTGGCGCAATATGGTGCCGGCCGGTAATGATTTAGCAAACGAGCGCAATTGCGCGGAATCATCCGCCGCCGCGGTAGCATTAGACGTAGCGCGCCAGTGTATAGCCACGTGGCCATGGCCGGCATAGCATACGCCGGATTCATTTGGCCTTTCGGCCTTACTCGCGCCGCTACCATGCGCGGTGAATCCGATAACGTAGTCGCGATCGCGTCTAGCGCATAATGGTTTACCGCCGCCGCAATTGCGACACGTAATAGAATCCGGCCTTAATTCCGCGGGACATCTAACAATTAAAGTGTCTAACTCGCGCTTAGATTTATTTCCGTCCCAATAATTGCGATCCACCACAGCGGTCGCGGGCACTCCATATTTATTGCGCGCTTCAATTGCATCCGAAACCGTATCGCCGGAAAAATTTATAACCGTGCCATTAGGTTTGCATCGATCGATCCAATGCGCCGGTTCAAAATGAGTGTACGTAAAGGCCGCGCCATCATCCGGAACCGCGTCTACTAAGGCATCTAAATAATCTAAATCTACGGATTCCGCGCCGCTATTGCCGGCCGGTTTTAATGCGCACGTATTTGGGCACGTGGAATAAAGATCGCCGCGGCCGGATCTATACGTTACCGCGCATCCGCCGGTCTTTTTAGCGCCGCTGAAGATTACTGTTTTAAGCATTAGAATCACTCCCTTCGAATACCGATTCGATTAAATTTTTAGAAAACGCAATTGGCCAATCGCTGACCGGTTCAAATTCCACATGAGACGGATAATACATACCGATTGGCGAATTTTTATCGGTATAAACAATAAACGTATCGGTATTGACGCCGTGACGGCGAATAGGCCGCATAATGCAATGGAGAATAAAATCGTTTGCTTTCATCTTTAAACCCTCACTTTCCACATATTGAGCGCATACAATACACATAAAAAAGGCCACGTACAATAGCGGCCTTAGTTTTATTTTTTTCTAGATTCCGGCGGGTCTGCTTTAGACGTTTCCGTTTTAACATCATCCGGCTTAGGGTAATTGCGCTCGTAATACTGACGCTGCTGTTCTTTAAGATTATCATCCGGTTCGTATTTGGCCTTAAGCTTTTTTTCCCACCATGCTAAACCGAACAAAATCATTCGCTTACCTCCACAGAATCGAACACGTGGCATATATCTAACAGATTATCCTTATTAGTTTTTAATCGGATTTTGATGGCCTCATTAACCATTTCAGAAGTGACGTCCTCTCCGTCCTCTCGTTCAGATATGACTTCAAACGCAATATCAAATCCATGACTGTATTTAGGCATTGGTTTTTTCCTCGGGGTATAAATGGCGGGCAGCGGAATCTATAACGTCCCAATTTATCCCAATGTTAGCGTCAAACTTGTGCGCGATAAACTCCAGAATTTCAGACGCTTGATCTCCATCTAAATCCGGTCGCTGATTAAGCACGTCATCGGCGTTCCATTCATCTACAATTGTTCCGGTCTCATGGTAATAAGTAGCCATTAGCGTTTCTCCTCTAACGAAACATTCTGCGTATAGCACTCGACTTCCTCGACCTTATCGGCCAGAACACCCTCCGCAAAAAGATTAAAGATAAGCTCGCGCGCCTCCTCATAGGAGTCTGCGTTAACGGTATACTGGTGCGCGGTGTTCACTATTACCGCGCCTTTCCATTTATTCGACATAGTTCTATTCCAAAGTTATGCCCGCCCAGTGCGGGTTCGTTTAGAATCCTATGCGATTATTGTGTGGTTAGCAAGGGGAATATTTCAATCCATTCGAATGGCATATCCAGACGCAATACCGGTTCTGTCCGGAGTCCATCCTTTACCAGTGCGGCCGCGTCCTTTCCCGCGTACAGGAAAATAGATTCTCCATTGCGGTGGGATTGGTGGACTAGCACCCATGCAGGGGCGTGTTGGTGGGTGGTCATAAAGCTTACTTGATGGGGCGACAGGCGTACCGAATTACCTTGGGTGGTCTTAAGCTCGATCATAAAGAATTGACCAAGATCATCACAGCCCAAAACATCCGGCACACCCGCCGCAGCCCAAGACTCTATTCTAGTCAGCAGCCAGTTCGGCCGGTGCTTCTTCGCTTGGTTCCGGAAGGACTTCCAGAATGCGCTCTCTTGTTTTTTTCCGCTGGGTCTTTTCGTCGTCTTCTTCGGACTGTCCTCCCACGGAATAGGTGACTGGTTCATATTGCTCCTTAATCTCTTTCAAAGCCTTCATGACTTCTTCTTTAGACATAGACTCAATAGTACCGTGCCTGATTTCAGACTTGGAGACATAGATATCGCCTTGAGCCTGACCGCGGCGATATTCTGCCATTACGGCTGCCGAATAAGCTTTATCCGACAAAGCCATATCCCGAATGCGTTGGAGGTCTCTGACGTGCCTCTGGTAGTCAATACCGTATTTAGAGTCCAACTCCCTTCTATACTCTTGGATAGCCCTACAAACGTGAGGGGATAGCTTGGGATTAGTTAATTCATATGCCCGGCTACTAGCAGACTTTTCAGGATAGCCCGCATTGATCGCAGCCTCCTTCATAGTCACCTGACCATCCTTAGACACAAGCTCCTTCACAAACAGCTCCTGACGCCGTGTGAGCTTGTTAGCGGCACGTTGTTCCATAGTCTTAGGCGGACGCCCTCTTTTCTTTCTATCGCCAGCAGGGACGATATAGCGGTCTTTAGTCACTCTCTTCTCCAAAGCAGTTAATTTGAGTGAACTTTATAGCAAAGCCCCCTTAATTAAAAGCTCTCCCCTATATATATACTCAGAATTAAAAAAAAAAAAAACCAT